CCTTTGATCTCGTTGCTAAGGTAACGCTGAAGTTCGATACCTCGGCGACCCATGCGTTCGCGGGTATTATCTACGTCCACGGCCAGCGCAGTCAACCCCATGTGCAGTGGCAAATCACGGTAGAACATCCGCCACAGTCGGTTACTCAGGATTGAATGTACCGAGATACACGCAGCTTCGTCGGTGTCCTGAACAATCGTCTGAAGGATAACGCTGTATCGTTTGAGGGTTGGCTCAAGAGACAAGTGCTCGATCGACGTGTTGTCAGGACGCTTCATTGCCGGAAAGATTCCAACTGCTTGAGTAGGATCACTTGTCCGTAGTTCTCGGCGATACACCTTCAGTTGCTCTTCGCCAACGTCCAGATCCGAATCACAGTACGTTGGAATTCTTGCAGCCAGTAGTGCGATTACGTTGTTAGGAAACTCCGTATCACCTGCGACAATCATATCATACCCTCCGTAATGTATACAACCAGTTCGGAAGTTATGAACAGAACGTCGTTTTCATTCACGCCGATCACTGGTCTTGCAGGAGTTGAAGGTGACGCCCTGCCGCCCTGGGCGGTAGCTATCTTCTGACTCAATGCCGCACTGGCGGTCAACGGTGGATGCATGAGTTCTGCACCGATCCCCGTCATAACCACGTCCGATTGAGTATTGACCAGAAAGTCTTGCATCTCTCCAGTTCGTACATTTATCGGATGGTCGGGAGGGTATCCGTAGGCTGCACGGATTTGTTGAGTCGCCTGCTCTAGCGGATGCCAAGCCCCAGAGACGTCGTCACCCTCTGAGGTGAATCTCCCTTGAATCCGGTTTCGAATGAAAGGATCAACGATGCCCTGCAGGAAGGTAGCTAGACCAGCAGGACTTAGCCTGGTCTGCAACTGGAGAATTACTGCAGCAGCTTCGGTTGTATCCGCATCGATCTCTACATAGAAGCTCACGTCAGCTCCTAGTAGGTGTACGGACTACGTCCGCCAAAGTAAGCAGGAGGACGGCAGGCGAGCAGCGAAGACTGTGCGGGATTTCCGAACACAACACCGAACTGCTCAACCGCCGAGACATCATCCGCGAACGAAGCCTGCGGCCCAGTCGTTCGCTGATTGTCGCCAGGGTTCACCGGGTCCGCGCCCGGCAGAATGATGGTTCCGTCGACTATCTGATTGAGAGCCATCATGGCCTGCTCAACAAGATACTTGGCGTACTGATGCAGCTGATCATCCTCCCCGCCAGCGTCAAGCGCCATCAGGAGTCGACCACTTGCCAACCAAGCGTTGATACGCTTCAGTAGCAGCGCGCCAGCCCGCTGCGCCTGAATACCTACGTCGAGAACGATGGGGGTGACGTACTGCAGGCCGAGGATCGAGTCCATCTCGTCAGCCGTCGACTGAACGTAAGTCGCAGCGGAAGATGGAGTCGGAACATTGCCAAGCAGCAAATCACCGACCGCGCAGTACGTCGCCATCCGATTTCCTTACTTGTCGATCGTGGGCGCGGGAGTCGAAGAACCAGTGGTCTTCGCCTTCCCCTTGTCCGCCTCGACCGGCTCCTGTCGCGGCGAAGTCCGAGCGTTCTCGGCCGTCATCTTCTCGACGTCGGTCGGAAGACCGGAGCGAACCAGGAGATCCACATCCTCCTGAGACAGGAACGGCTTCTCGGTGTCGCTCGCGTAGGTACGGTACTCCGCCGAGACGCCGATATACCCGTCGACGTTGTTTCCCGCAACTCGGAAGTCTCGTCCGACAGTGCGAACGACAAAGTCTCCGTCGGGGGTTTGGTCCTGAGTGTTTGCCTTGTCCGCCATCGGACGATTCCCTCTCTGAAACAGAAGGGGGGTCGGTAGTCTAACCGACCCCCCTGCGTGTTCGACCTGTCAGCGCTCGGTGACGGCGACGACTCGCCAGCCCGTCCCCTTGCGACCGGTGCCGGTGAAGACGAGTCCGCCTCCGCCGCCGTTCTCTCCATGGAACGCGGTCGTCATGTACTTGCCGGTTCCAGTCCCGCGTGCGTACTGCGGAAGCTGGCCCGGAGTCTTGACGACCACCGTTCCATCGGCATTGCGCTTTGCCATTGCTGCCTCCTAGTACACGTCGTACGTGAAGGTGTACTCCATGTGCGGGAAGACCGGGAACGTCTTGATCCCGGTACCCATGTCCAGGCCCCAGGGGTCCACCCCGAAGTCCTTCTCCCACTCGTAGAAGCCGGGAGTCCACAGACCCGCCGGGTGCGGCGAGGTGAGGAACCGGCCGAGGCCGAGTCCAGTCTCGTCGAAATCGTTGATGTCCGACTCTTCGGGAAGGAAGATGACCCGGTTCTCCGGAACGAACCGGTTCAGCGTGAAGGTCGTCGCGCCGACTGCCCGCGTACGGTACACGCTGTCGTACTCCGTGAACGTCAAGCCGGTCTGCTGCTCGACGATCGCCTGCGCAGCGTTCGGACCCCAGCCGTCGACCAGGTACCGCGGGTCCCCCATCAGGGGGGTGGCACCGGGGTTCAGGACCAGGCCGGTTCGCTGTGCGAAGAACGCGCTGTTCAGGATGTTGCTGAGCGCCTGACGCGAGATCAGCGCCCGAGTGATCCGGATGCCGTAGACGTTCCAGGCGTACTGCTGAATCTTGGTGATGTCACCGATCGGGTCCGAAGTGTTGTTCGGAGTCGTGTTCCAGGCGGAACCGAAGGCACCCATGCCCAGCGGGTTTGCGGCCGGAGCCATCGCCTGCTGCGCCGAGGGCCGACCCCAGTCCACCGTGAACTTGATCTTGCCGTCGTTGTAGGCGTACACCCCAGTCGACAGCGAGGTCATGCCGAGATCTTCGATCCGGTTGTCGAGCTTCCGACGCCGACGCATGGTGTCACGCGCCATCTTGACGTTGAACTCGGAGGTCATCGAGTTGACCGTCAGGGCCAGCTCGTTCGAATCCCGCATGACCTCCTGGATGCTCAGCCAGTCGCGGTACCGCGAGACATCCGAGGCCACGTAGTGGTCCTTGACTGCCCAGTCGATGACCGACGCCCGAGCCTCGCCGCCGAAGATGTCATCCTTCTGCGCGAGCTCCGACTCTGCATCCTCGGCGCGCGCCGGGGCCAGGCCGTCGGTGATGCCACGAGCATACTGGAAGATGACGTCGTCAGTCGCAACTTCCATGAATGGGAAGAGTTGCAGCGCGATGTGCATTTCCGGGGGGACGATCTCGCGAACGACACCCAGCGCCGTCTCCTGCCGAACCAGGCGGTCACGCCCGATCGGGGAAGCGAACTGCGAGCCGGAAGGCCCACCTGCGAGCCCGGCGGCAGCCGAGCCAGCCAGTCCGTTGATGTTCATGCTTGCCTTCCTGCTTACTTGAAGGTGACGTCGAGGCCCTTGGTGGACCTCATCGCGTCGGCGGTCGTGTTGGTCAGAACGACGTAGGTGTTATCCGCCTGCATTTCCAGGCACCAACCCTGGACCGCCGTCCCGATGTACATCGCCGCGACCTCACGGTCCGACTCCATGAGCTGCCACGGAAGGAACGTGTCGTTCAGACCGACGATGTTCGCCAGCGTCTGACGGCCGTCCGCCGCACCAGCAACACCGGCCGTGGTCGTAGTGACCGCCAGCGTACCGGTAAGACTTGCGTTGCTCACCGTCATCTGGGTGACGTTGCCGATCTGGTTGCCGTAGAAGGTGACCGTGACTGCGGTGGTGTTGATCGGTCCACCGGCTGCCACGATGTCACCAGGCACGATGTTGTTCAGCGCTTCCAGCGCCGCCTGGATGACGGCCGCCGTCGCATTGAAGGCGATGTTCGCAGTCGTCTGACCGTTGTAGGTCAGCGTGAACGTACCTGCCGTGACCGTGGTCGGCGTAATCGTCTGAACCTCGGCTGTGCCGGAACCCTGGAACGGACCGATCTTGCCGCTATCAGGACCTGACGTGATCTTCGCCATCACGACGCCGCGCTGCAGACTCTTCTGTCCGCCGACGTTGTCGATCGTGACCGCAGGGATGGTGGCCGCAGCGACCGTGTACGACTCGAACTTGCAGCCGGCAGACGAACGGAGGTATTCGTTCCGTCCGAACGGAGTGTTGATTGCAGTGTTCTTGGTGAACGATGCCATGCTGTTTCTGTCCTCTCCCTGGCTCTACTCGCGCCGAGCCCTGGTTAGAGCTTGTAGGACGGGTTGAGCGCGACGAGGCGCTTGTACGAATCCATCTTCTCGATGACCTTGTTGGGCGTGCCGGCGTTCTTGTGCATACCGACCTGCTCCGTGAGGATCATCAGCTCGCTGGCCGTACTGGCAGCCACAGCCTGCTGGGCGGGCGCCTGGCCACCGTTTGCCACGCCACCGCCGTGCTGGCCGAGGAGTGCCGGAACCTCCATGCCATCGAAGGTCTCGGTCCAGGCCGTGTACTGAGCCGGCGAAAGACCGAGCGCGAACTTCTCGTACGACTCCGTCTTGGGGGCCGGAAGCTTGTTGGATGCCACCAGCGCCGCGACGAAGTTCTTTCGGTTGGCTTCCTGCGTATCGGCCTGGAACTTCTCCAGCGCGGTGATGTGTGCCTGCACGGCAGTGAAGTCGGAGGTGTTTGCGCCATTCACCGAGAACACGAACGGCTGGGCGGATGCCGCCGGAGCCCCGTGCTGAACGGGAGCCTGAACGGCCGGAACCTGAGGCGTCACGGCCGGAACCCCTGCAGTCACGGCCGGAACGGCCAGAACAGGTGCGGTCACGTCCTTCTCCTTGCTGTTGTCGAACATGACGTAAACCCTGGGGGACTGACCCCCGGTCTTTGATGCAGCGAAGTTTAGACCCTCCACTGCCGGAATGTCAACATAGGCAACACCCATGTAAACGGGCCAATGTTCGGCCTCAGCGTTGGTTGTGTAGCCACCGACCTCCGACGATCGATTCAGCCACAGACCAGAATCGACATCCCGTTGGGCGTCGGGGTCGAGGATCTCGTAGTCGGCCAGCAGGTAGTCGTACGTCTCGCCATCGTGCGGGGCCGTCATGCTCTTGACCGACAGTCCGGTGTGCCACCCGACAACCTTGCCGGTTCCTGGCGTGCCA